AAGCAGAAGCAGATGCACCCAAGTCGGGATACGACATAGCACATTTTTATACTTTACAAGTAGATGATAACGGAAAACCAGAATTAGTCACAACTGATACATCAACATTGGACACAACAACACAAAATACTTTAGCAGACAGAGTAACCCAAACTCCGTCTAAAGAAGGTTACAATGGATATTTGTTAGGAGATGGAATTGCACCCAATGGTGAACAGTTTGGCTTTGGCATAAGTTTTCCAGCACAGTCAGACAAAGGAGATTATTTTTTACGCACAGATTTTTTACCAAACAGATTGTTTAGAAGCGATGGCGGACGTTGGGTGAAAATGGAAGACAATGTGCGTATGACACTAACTAACACTGACACAAGAAGTACTCAAAAAGGAACATTTGTTAATAATACTAAAACTTCAACGATTGCTGGTGAATCAGTAACTGAAAGACAAAGTTTATCTACAGCACTGAAACCAAAGGCGGATAGTTAATGCAACATTTTTACGACGGACAGATTAGAAGATACATTACTCAGATTATTAGATTACTGAGTAATTTTTCTTACAAAGACGGTAGTGATGGATTAAAAACTATACCGGTTATGTACGGAGATATCAGCAGACAAGTTGGACATATCATAAGAGATAATTCAGAAAACAAATTACCTTCAGTGCCAAGAATGGGAATATATGTTACTGGATTAGAAATGGATAGACAACGTCTATCTGATGCTAGTTTTGTGAGTAAAGTTCACGTTAGAGAAAGAGCATATGATGCCAACAATAATGAATATCTAAACACACAAGGCAAAAATGTCACTGTTGAAAGATTGATGCCAACGCCTTACACATTAACAATGAATGCAGATATTTGGACATCAAACACAGAACAAAAGTTACAAATAATGGAACAAATAATGATGTTGTTTAATCCATCACTTGAAATTCAAACCACAGACAACTATATTGACTGGACCAGTTTAAGTGTTGTTGAATTGTCAAATATTAATTTTTCATCAAGAACAATTCCATTGGGTACAGAATCAGAAGTTGATGTTGCCACACTGGGATTCACAACACCAATATTCATATCACCACCAACAAAAGTAAAAAAATTAGGAGTGATTACTCATATTATTACAAGTATTTTTAACGAACAATCAGGTAATATAGATCTAAGTCAAACAATGCCTGAATTAAAAGCATATCAAGATGGATATGAAAACAGCATCAAGTTAGATGATAAAGGACGAGCAATAAGAAAAGATACAGATTCTGTGCAAGGCACAACAGGTATCAATGTTGACATATATGTGTTGAACAGTGTTGCTCAAATTATAACTAAAGGTGTTATAGGCGGCGAAGTGTGGACAGGCAATGTGTTAACCATACCAAACTATAAAAATGGATTGAGCAAAATTTATTTGAATAGACAAGGCATTGATGCTCAAGTGGTTGGTACTGTGGCAGTGAATGAAGCAAATCCACACCAACTTTTAATTGATTGGGATGAAGACACAATTCCAACTGACACTGTGATTGTTGGTCCAATCACAACAAGTGGATCAGTTGATTTTATTATCGATCCTGCATCGTTTGATCCATCCAGTGTGAAACAAAATGGTAAAAGATTACTATTATTGAAAGGCATTGGCGATTCCAACAACGAAGTCGGAGCATTTGCATGGAAAGGTGACAGCAACATAGATTTAGTTGCAGGAGCCAATGACATTGTGGAATGGAACGGAACAAATTGGCAAGTCATTTTTGATGCCAGTACTAACCCTAGCACCATTGCCAATTTCACAGAATCATTTGTTACCAATTTAAACACTGGTGTACAGTACAAATGGAATGGTACAGAATGGTTGTTGTCTTTCGAAGGTGAATATCGTAAAGGCACTTGGAAGATCTCTTAGTCACATAATTAATTGTATGAACAGTAAAATTGTAGGGTGTGGAGCACTCTTCTATACACTAGATACAAAAAGATTTTTATTACTACACAGAACTCAAAGTAAACAAAATAATGTTTGGGGACTGGTCGGTGGTACTACAACTTCAGATAAAAATTTATGGGACGGTCTTCAAAGAGAAATTAAAGAAGAAATAGGCGAACAACCAATTAAAAAAACTATTCCAATGGAAACATTCGTCAGCAATGATGAAAATTTTTTGTATCATACTTATTTGTGTGTGGTGGAAAAAGAATTTATTCCAATATTAAACACAGAACATGATGGATATGCATGGGTAACTTTTGGTAACTGGCCCAAGCCATTACACCAAGGATTACGTAAAACATTCCAAAATAAAACCAATCAAATTAAATTGGATACTGTGTTTAAAATGTTAAAATTGATCAAATGAAAATAATTGGAGATGTAATGTTGGATGTTTGGGTACAGGGCGATTGTACCAAAGTATCCCCAGAAGCATCCACCCTTGTACTGAAAGAAAACTCTCGAAATTACAACATAGGAGGAGCAGGAAACCTCGCTTTAAACCTGTCAAATCTTGGCGTAGACACACATCTTTACAGTTCGGTGGGCAACGATGCCCCAGGTCACAGAATACAAGAAATACTGCTTAAAAACAATATCACATCATACATCAGTAATGATGCTGTAACCAGCACTGTGAAAACACGTATGATCGGACCAGACGGACAGCACCTATTAAGACTGGATCGTGAAGAACAATACCTTGGATCTCAGCCCAAACAAAATTTATTAAAAAATTTACAAAAGGATGATGTTGTCTTGGTGAGTGATTACAACAAAGGTGTGATTACTAACACCCTTGTGAGTGATATTGTTCATTTGGTAAAAAGAGTTTATGTAGATCCCAAACAAAATCCTGACTGCTATAAAGATGCATATCTGGTTAAGCCTAATATGAAAGAGTACGAACAATGGTTTGGAAAATTTAATCCTGAAAATGCTGATCAATACAGAACTCAATTCAATTGGAATTGGTTAGTTGTGACTGACGGAGGCAACGGCATTCATGTTGTTGGCAATAATGAATACAAACACATCACTGGTGACGCTGTTGAATTAGCAGATGTTAGTGGTGCAGGAGACACAGTGTTAGCAATCATTGTGAAATATGTTGAACAAGGATATAGTATGACAGATGCTTGTTCTCTTGCTTTAAAAGGTGCAAGTAGTGTTGTACAACACAGAGGTGTTACTGTTGTTCAAATTAGTGATGTAGAAGACACAATAGTTTGGACCAATGGAGTTTTTGATATTTTACATCAAGGACATTTAGAATTATTAAAATTTTCTAAAAATCAAGGAGACAAATTGATTGTGGGTATTAATTCAGATGATAGTGTGAAAAGATTAAAAGGCAATGATCGACCTTATAACAATTCATTAGTAAGACAACAACAGTTAATGGAACTGCCTTGGGTAGATCAGGTTGTTGTGTTTGATGAAGATACACCTTTGGAATCAATCAAACAATACACACCAGACGTGATTGTTAAAGGTGGAGATTACACTGTAGAAACCACAGTGGGCAATGAGATGGCAGATGTGAAAATTTTTCCAACAGTTAAAGGATTTTCAACCACAAATATATTGAATAAAGTGCATGGAACAACAGATAAAAAATAATAAAATAATATTAAAAAATGTTTTAAGTGACGAACATTTCAAAAGCATCATGGACATTATGTTTAGTGACGGGTTTCCTTGGTTTTATCAAGATCACTTGGTTAACAAAGAACAAGCAACAACTGAAGAAAAATATAAAATACAGTTTGTGCATAAATTTCATGAAAACAGTAACATAGTCACAAGTCCTGAAATATGGAACATGTGTTTTCCTATTTTTGCTGTGCTTCAACCTCACACTTTTTTAAGAGTAAAAGCAAACAATATACCTAGAAGAGAAACAATTGTGACTCATGGTATGCACTGTGACGTGAGTGTGCCACTGAGTTACACAGCAATATTTTATTGTAACACCAGCAATGGTTTTACAGAATTTAAAGATGGTGATAAAGTTGCAAGTGTTGCCAACTCAATGGTAATATTCCCCAGCAACATGGAACACACCGGAAGTACTTGTTCTGATGAAAGATGTAGAGTTAATATCAATATTAATTTCGTTCCTGATTGGAATAACCAATTATTAAAACCTATTTTGCCACAAGGAGCAGAAGCAATTAATAAACTATGGAGTAAGATATGAAAATTTGTGTAACGGGTGCTGAAGGATTTATAGGAAAAAATTTGTGCAAACATCTAGATAGCATGAATCACGAAGTAACAAAATTTGAATATGCAATCAATAGTTTTCCTGATCCCAGTATGTATGATTGGGTGATACACCTTGGAGCAATTAGTTCTACAACAGAAAGAAATGTAGAATTAATCATGGATCAAAACTATGAATACAGTTTAAAATTATTACAAATGTGTGACACCATGGGGGTAAATTTTCAATATGCCAGTTCTGCCAGTGTGTATGGTAACACAAACAGTTTTGTAGAAAACGGACCAATATATCCTCAATCACCCTATGCTTGGAGCAAGTATTTGTTTGATAGATTTGTTCAACAAGCCATGGGAGAATTTAAAATATTAGTTCAAGGATTTAGATATTTTAATGTGTATGGAGATCATGAAGAACACAAAGGAGATCAAGCATCTCCAGTGACTAAATTTTCAAAACAAGCAAAAGAAAATGGCATAATAAAATTATTCGAAAATAGTGATCAATATCTTAGAGATTTTGTGTGTGTGGATGATGTGTGTAACGTACACTGTCAAATGCTACAACACGATGTAAGCGGTATTTACAATGTTGGCACAGGCACAGCAACATCATTTCAAAGTGTTGCAGATTCTGTGGCTAAAAAATACAATGCCAAAATACAAACAATACCAATGCCTCAACAACTCAAAGGACAATATCAGTCTTACACCTGTGCAGATTTAACTGAATTAAATAAAAATGTTACAATAAATTATAAAACAGTTGAGCAATATTTAAATGATTAATAAAGAAGGTAAAGTAGAAAAAGGTTGGGGATACGAATTAATTTGGGCTTCCAATGACAAGTACTGTGGAAAAATCATGGTGTTTGAACGCAAAGGTGCTAAATTCTCAATGCATTTTCACAAAACCAAAGATGAAACTTGGTTTGTGAACGAAGGAAAATTCCTTTTAAGTTGGATAGATACTCAAACTGCATCTCTGTTAACAAAAGAACTTAAAGAAGGCGAAACGTGGAGAAATTTACCTCTAATGCCACATCAAGTTCAATGTTTAACTGATCGAGGTAGCATCACTGAAGTGAGCACTGCTGACGATCCAGAAGACAATTATAGAATCATTCCTGGCGATTCACAAAAAATAGAAAATAAAACTACTTAGACTTTTTGGATTTTCCACATTCCTTACAAACACAGTCTGGACAATCTAGACATTCTCCACACGATTTTTTGCAGTGTTGTTCACACCCACACGTCTCGCATATATGTTTGATCTGTTGATCCATTAAGCCTGTGCTTCAGACCAACGTAACGTAATTGTAGATGATACATTACCTGCACCAGCAGTTCTAAATACGTTGATGGCCAATACGTCTGGACCATTCGGGAACGTACCTCTACCACCCAAAGTGGTATTGGTTAATGCTTTGATTTTGTCTAATCCTAATGTTGCTCTTTCTCCAGGTTGTGCAACGAAAGAGAAAATAGTTTCTCCAGGTTGTGCATAAGGAGGTTGTCCAAAAGAAAATGATACGTCACTTGCCGCGGCAATTGTGCCAGTAAATGATTGGTTAAAATCAACTCTGTAATATTCAGTTGAACCAAACACAGTTTTTGCCTGTACACTTTGCACAGTTGATCCTGGTGGAAATTCAGTTGTTGTTGCTGTGTCAACTTCTGTACCACTCACGGCACTAGCGGCTTCCCATGTTGTAGGACTAAAGAACAAGAAGTTACTGTTTGCTTGATCACCACCATATGCAAAAGTTACAGCGGCGCCACCTGATATACCTGTGTGTCTGTTTGAAAATCTCACAAAATAGTAAGATCCATTATTCTGAATCTGTGTAACCACAGTGTTGGAAGGGAATTGAGCAGAAGTAACACGCATACCCACCACATGTCCTTTGTTTTCCCATTCTGCTTCCAAGAAGTATGCATAATCTCTGTTACCACCCAAGTTAAACCAGTGATTGGATGTGGATGTCATTTCTGCTTGAGTGGTTGCTGTTGCTTGTGTAGTAGAAGCACCACCATTCCAGTTAACTGAACCACCAGGGGCAATCTCAGCAAAACTTGGTTGTCCACCTTGTGCTGTTCCTTGCAGTCCTGTCCAACCTATATCTGCTGGATCAATTGGATAGTTTTGTGGGTTAATAATTCCTTGAATCACTAACTGACCTTGTACACCACCACCTGAAACTGGTTCTGTGGTAATTTCAATACCGTCCAGTAGCAACTGGGCTCTGTTCAACAAGTCTCTGTCTCCCAAATCACCTGTTAAGGCATTGGATACTGAAGGAGCCAATCTCATTAAGAATACTGTTTGTCTAATTGTGGATAGTTGTAATCCAGTACCTGAGTAACTGAATAGGTATCCTCTGTCTTCATCAAAATTACCATCTGTTAGATATGCTGACCCCCAGTGTGATATGATCGGAGATGCTGTGTTGGATATCAACACAACTCCAGTGTTTCTGAAGTGAGCCGCCGCCGCACCTGCTGAATAATTTCTTGTGGCACCTGCCGCGAAGTTTGTAAGTTGTGCCGCTCTTGTACATCCTGTTAATGTGTCGCCTGTAATACCTGTAAATGTTATAACTTCGTTATCAATATAAACTGTACCACCTGTTTGCGGTAAGAATGAAGCATCTTCCACAGTAAGTGTGGTTTGTGTCGCATCCATATTTTCAATTAATCTTGCACCAGGTCCTTCGTTGGTTACTTCATAACGCACAGGTTGGTTACCTGTTCTCATAAATGCTTCTGTGTTTACGTTTGAGTTTCTCATTCTGTGAACAAATATGAAATTACCTTTTTGACCTCTAGTCATCCAGTCAATAAACCCAGCACCATACCATGAAAATTGTATCCCAATCATCTGCATTTTAGACACGTCCCAGTTGTATCCACTTGGTCCTGTTCCGTCCAACACGTCTTTGTTAAATTCTGATTGTTTTGCTTTTTTATCAACCACAGCACACATTTTAACACCTGCTGATTGGTTAACACCTCTGTAATCTGGAGTAACACTCATCGTTGTGTTATCTGTAACACTTGATACCACGTGTGTCATACCTCTGACTACAACTCTGTCACCTGCTTTAACTTGTTCTCTAAATCTTGTTCCCACACCTGTTACAGCATTTGAATTAGGTGTAACTGTGACTGTGCCAGCCAATTGTCTTGTGGCAGTTCTTTGTACAGCATTTGTGTTTTGTCCATCATACTCCCAGAAAATTCCGTTTTGATCATCAAATATACCTGATCTAACTGTTGCACCATTCCATTGATACAATGATACTTGTGGTTGATCTGTAAATTCAGGAGTTGTTCCTCCCAAAGTGATTTGTGCAATCACTGTGAATGTTCTTTCATTTGTAACTGCTGTTATTGTGTATTGTCCATCATACCCTGATGTTGCTACACCTACTAATCTTACAACAGCACCAACTTGTAAGTTGTGGTCAACATCATCTGTTGTTACTGATATTGTTGAACCTGCATTAATTCCATCAGCAGTAATGTTTAGAATGTCATAACTTGGAGCAAATAGAGCACCAGTTGTGTACATACAACCTTTACCTGATTGATATCTAATATATTTTTTAGATTGACGTATTGCTTGAGCACCGTGTGCCGGACCACCTGTTCCTAATTGAACACCACCATCGAATGGTCTGTGTACAAAGAATGAATCTGGTCTACCATATATCGATCCTTGCCAACCAGCATCTGTAATAGCGCCTGGTGATCTCACTTGATATGTTAAACTTGTTGTAGATGGAATAGAAGTTGCCAAGAACGGTCCTGATGCAAGTATGTGATTGTTTGCACCGTCATCTGATTGTATTACAACTAAGAATGCATTACCTGGAACAAGTCCATGTGGTGTTGTGAAATTCACTCTCATTGTTGCCAATGCTGAATAAGAAATTGTTGAACTTAACGGAATTGCTTGTGAAACTGGATCTGAAATAGTTACTGATGAATAAACACTTAATCCTGTTCCTCCAACTGCTGTTCCTGAGTGTGTATTATTTAATGCACCACCAAATGAAGATACTGATTGTATTTGAACAGTTACATCATTGGCTGGTGTTGTTCCGCCTAAACTTGATCCTGAAATTACAACTTTATCACCCACACCGTAGTTTGTACCTTCTTGAACCACTTGACATTCTGTGTAAGCAGTTGATGAATCTGTGTCATTAGTTCTTGTGATACTGAATTGAGCACCAACTCCTATTGGAGTTCTGTTTGTGCCTGTAACATTTAATGCATTACCTGTTCCTGTGTTTGCTGTTCCTGTTGCTCCTGATACAGAAGTAACTGAACCTGTTGACACAGCATCTATACCTGCAATTGTGAATGTTAAATCATTTGTAGGAGAAGATCCAAACACCGATGTACCTAATATTTTGAATACTTGGTCTGGTGCATGTCCGCTACCACCGTTAGCAACTGCCAATGTGTATGTGCCTGTATTCAGTGTCACGTTCATTGATAATCCTGAAGGTGTTCTATTTGATTTGTTTACATTTGTGAATGTTTGAGTATTCACTGCTGTTCCTGTCACAGTGTACGTGGCTATTGCACCTGCTGTAACTGTATCAACTGCGATTGTTACATCATTGGCTGGCGTTAATCCACCCAGTGCTGTTCCTAAAACTGTAATTGTGTCCGATCCTGCAAATGAGGCACCAGTGTTTGTGAATGTTGCTGTGTATGTTGTACCTGTTCTGTTAATATCAATCACTGCACCTGTTCCTGAGCCTGTAGTGCTCCAAGTTACTGATGTGTAATCTACATTGGCATCTGTGCCTGTTCCACTGATTGTTAAACTTGTAATCCCGCCATTGCCATCAACTGTTGCAACTGACACATATGCATCATTGGTTGGAGTTACTGCACCTAAATCAGATCCACTAACAAACAATTGATCTCCTACTGCGTATCCTGATGTACCTTCCAGTGCCGCTGTACCTGTTGCTGTAATTGTAGCAATTGCACTGGCACCTGCACCTGTAACTGTATCAACTGCGATTGACACATCATTGGCTGGTGTTGCTCCGCCTAAACTTGTTCCTAAGATTGTAAGTGTTTGTCCAACACCGTAGTTGTCACCAGCAGTGTTTAAAGTTACTGTGTAACCAGTTCCTGAAATTGCCACATCAAAACTAGCATTTGATCCTGTAACGTTTGAACCTGAACTTTGATTTGGATATGTTTGTGTGTTTACTGATGTTCCTGCTATTGTGAAAGTTAAAATTCCACCATTACCATCAACAGACCCAACAGTTAATGTTGCATCATTGGCTGTTGTTGCTCCACCAAGTTGTGTTCCTGCAAACACAAGAGTTTCTGCCGCTGAATAATTTGAACCAATTGTTGTTACCACAGCAGAGTATGTCGTGCCTGTTCTAGTTACTGTGAAGTTTGCTGTTACACCTCCAGCACTTGCTGTTGTGTATGTTGGTGAAACATAATTCACCGTTTGATTTGGTGCTGTTCCTGCCACATTAATTGTTTGAATTTCTCCTGAACCGCCTACAGCAGTTACTCTGATGTCTAAATTATTTGTGCCTGTTCCACCAAATGTAGAACCTACTATTCTTATAACATCGTTGGCAATGTATCCTGTTCCTGCTGTGTCAACTGTTACAGTGTATGTCGCTCCGTCTACATCTACATCAAAAATTGCACCAATACCAGATGCTCCTGCGTATGCTGATGTGGGCACGTCTGTGTATGAAGGACTGTTCAATGCCACTGTGTATGTTGATGCATTTTTTGTTACATTTATTTGAGCACCTGTTCCTGCACCACCTTGGAACACTGGTGACACTGCTGATGCTGTGCCTGTGCCTGTGAATGATGTACCTGTGATGGATGCTGTTAAAATTTCTCCACCAGTGTCTACTGATTCTACAGTTACAAAAGCATCATTGGCTGGTGTTGCTCCGCCTAAAATAGTACCATTCACAACAACAACATCACCTACAGCATAATCTTGTCCTGATCCAACTTGTCCGTTGGTCACTAATGATACAGAGTATGCTCCACCAACTCTGAATATGTCGAATCTTCCCAACTGTCCTGCTGGAGTATAATTTACGCCTGCTAAATTTGTGTACTGAGTAACATCACCAATCAAGTTTTGATTTAATGGTGCACTCAATGTTAATTCGTTTCCTACAACATTGATAATTGTTACTGCAAATCCGTCACCTCTGTCAATCACAGAGTTTTGAATAATTCCTGCAGAGTCTGCCACAGTAACTGATGTTGCACCTGATGAATAATCTCCTGTCACTGTGGGAGACGCTAATGCTCCACCAGTTCCATTAACTGCTGTAATCTGTGTACCTGTCTGAATTCCTGTTCCTGTAAGTGGTGCTCCTATTTCAGGTTGAACACCTGTGTACGGTAAAATTGTAGATCCTGATAGTGTTGCTAAACTGGTTACAAAATTTCCTGATGATCCATTTGATTGTATACTGAATGACGGAAATCCAATTGATGCACCTGTGTAAAAATCACCTTTTCTCAACTGAGTGAAATTTGTAGAAATTGTTGTAGGATTTACTGTTCCAACTTTTGCTTTTCCATAATAGTTAAAAACTGTTGCTGATGGCACTGTGTTAACCACAAACGAACCTGCGGCTCTACTTGCACCTGCAACTGAGTTATCAAATCCTGTTATTGTAAACGGTTGTCCAGGCTCAAAACCATGTGGTCCAATTGTTGTTATTGTGATCAAAGATGAACCAATACCTGATGTTCCTGCTGAAGCATCTGATGTAACTGACGCTAAATCATAGTCAGTTCCTGGAACTTCATAAATTGAAGGATAACCTCTTTGTGTCGCAATTGCTTGCCACTTGGTTGGCTGAAGTCCATATTCAAAGTCAGCATCAAGCATTGACTCTGGTTGTGCAACTCTCAATCTTTCAATTGCATCTGTTCCAAAATCATATGGACGTGTTCTTATTTCATCATCTTCAACAAAAATTTGTAATTGGTCTGTTACATCATCTGCAGATGTATCAGCATTTAAATATATAGTGGTGATTGTGTCATTGCCATGAAATGCTTTAGGAAAATCTGGATCAACAAATGCTGTTGGATTTGATGTGTTTGTAGTAAATTCTCTTCTGTAAAAAGTTGTGGCGCCTTTTGCTGGATCATTGAATGTGTATAAAACTGCATTCGATGTAGCATTTGTGATCAATAATAGTTCTGCTAATTCCACTCTTTCAGGAATTTTTACACTTGAAATTCCATTGTTGATCTGTGTTGGTAAATTATCTAATCCGTTTTCAATTACATCTGTAATTATTCCAAACAAAGTAGTCACTCTTGCAGTGGCTCCTGCTTCACCCGGTGTACCTACTATTGTTTGTTGTGTTACTACCGGTGATTGTTTTGACGTAAAAGCAACACCTGGTATCACATAATTATTAATGATATTTTTTATTTCATTTTTTACCTGTAATTCAGGTTGTTTGTCACCATTTAATACTGATACTGTACCAACCCAATAAGTTGATGCATTAAATCTTGATTGTTGATTTCCGCCATATCTTATGTCTGTTAATATACCATCAATGTTATAACCCATGTCTCTTTCACATAGAGCACTGTCATAAGTAAAATTGGCAAACGCATACACAGAACTTGATAGTGCTGGTAAATTTAAAATTCCGTCATCCACAACAGTGTCGATCACAGCCATGTTTGCCGCAAATCCTGTCTTACCAGCCGCTTCTGCATTTGATCCTGAAGAGTTTTGTGATAATGATTCTCCATTAATTGTGCCGTATGCTAAACCTGTGAAAATGTATAAATCTATAATCTGTTTGGCTTTTATCCAATATGCTAATTCACGCTCTCCAGCAGATGCCAGTTGAAGTACTCCATCTATATAATAAGTTTGAGATTGTGTTCTAATATTTTCATTACCACCATATCTCATATCAAGATATGCTGATTGTAAAACTTCTTCTAAATCATTTTTGATTTGTGTTGCTGTGGCAGTGTAACCGGCAAACGGTGCAATGTTTCCAGCAACTTGTACAGCCACCCATGCCGCCACTTCTGCTTTTACATATTCTCTATTGTTAAGATATCTTAATGTTGCATTTGGATATAAATTTGCCGCTGTGTCTTGAGTAATTTTAAAATCTAAGAAAGCATTGGATTCGTCTTTTAACCATTCTTTGTTGGCATTGATTTGAGCCCATGCATTGGGATAAAGGTTTCCAGATTGTGGTATTCCTGGTGTAAATTTGTATGTGTTAATACGTTTTTTTGCCATTCTTTTCTATACTCCTAATGCTATCGCTAACACTGTGGCTGTGTTATCGACATACTGCTTTTTAGTAACATCATTTGCACTTGTCGGATTGTTTGTCACAGTTGCTTGTGTAAATGCCGCCGACGTTGCAGATGTTAATCCTATTGTAGTGTTATTTAACGTTCCTTGCGAAGAATTCAATGTTGAAAAGGTTCCATTTCTTGGTATTACAGACCCTATTATAACATTGTCTACAACACCAACGTCTGTTGGTCTTACTGTGAGCGTGCCACCTGCTTGTGGACTCAATGTTACGTCAGCATTGGGTGTTAAACTAACCTGACCACTGGTTGATAAATTTTGTGCATTGATGTTCATGTTGGTGATTGTTCCTACTGTGGCAGGATTTATAATGACTGTGCCTGTTCCTGTAGGTTTTAATCTTATTTCTGCATTGACGCCTTCTGCTAATAAATCGCCAGTATCTAATATCGAACTGAAAACACCTGCTCCAATAATACTTGGCTGGGCCACAGTAAGTGTACCATAAGGAGTACCATCTGAGTCTGCATAAAAAATTGAATCTGGAGCATCAACAGGAACAGCATAAGTTAACGTTCCTGATTGTTTTCCTTGAGCTTCTGCTTCTGTTAAAGTTGTTGCAACTGGAATATTTAAATATGAGCTTGTAGCAATAGTTGTGTTAATTCTTTGTCTAATAGAGTTTTGATATGTTGTAAAATTGCTGGCAACTCCTGTGAAAGCATACATTCTTATTGAATTATTATCATAAGAATAACTTTGGCTTCCATCTGTTTCTGTGGTTCCTGCTAGTAGTTTAGTTTCAATTGTGCCATCTGCTTGAGCCATTCCATACACAGTATTTTCTGCACTGTAAAATTCTTGTCCAGTAATAGTTCCACCATTGAAAAGAAATTGTAAATCATCTTTACCATTAAACATTAATATATTTTTACTACCTAGTGGTGTGACGCTTGTCCAATTTATAACAGTTGAATTATCTTGGTTTTGAGGATCCAATGTGTAATTGTAAAAAGTATGATCAGTTGAAAGGTATTGATCACTATTTAATAATCCATTAAATGTAATAATATTTTTTACTGATGCATTTTGTGAATAGTTTACATATTGTAATGCCAATTGGGCTCCATTACCATACCCTATTATTGTGATATCTCTTGTGTCCACGTTGTCGTATTGACTAAAACTAGAAATTATAGAATCAATTAACGCAATGTCATTTGCTTTTGACGTTTGATAACCCACATTCCATTCATTGCCGTATCCTTGTGGAGCAATTAAAATTTTGTCTGAGATAAAGTTTACATTTGTAATACCGTTTGCTTGAGTAAATCCTTTATCATGTAATGAAATTACAACTGGAATTTTTTTACCTTCTAGTGGTGTACCTGTTGTGATAGGTACTACTACTTGAGCAGTTCTATTGTACCCTGTTTGCTCTTGTTCCCAAGTCTGAGGAAAAGTTAACGTGCTTGATTGTAAATTTAATCCTGTAACTGTGTTGGTATGAGATAATCCTTCATTATATAACTGTCCTGGAATGGCAGTATTAGCAACATCTGGTTTGTAAACGTTAAAAGCAAGACTGGATGTATCTATAACAAATGTATAAGTTGTTCCTCTTTCTACAGTAATAACTGGATTATTTCCGTCAACTGCAACTCCTTTGTTTAAAATTGTAAATTCACCCGCAGTTTCATTTATGTTAAAATCTGGTGCAGGTGGAATAACTGGAGGAGTGTATGTATTTGTGATAGTACGTACTGTGACATTTCCGTTTACATCAACCGTGAATCCTGGTGATGAATATCCGTAATCTGTTTCAAAAGGTTTAAAAACTACTGCCATTGTGCTATATCCATATTTATTATTCTGTTACTTGTGAGCCTCCAACCAAAGCATTCAGTGTAGCAAAATATGTTGCACCAAAAATAATTTTAGAACCAGTATATTTCTCTGTGGCACTTTTATCTTCTGGATTTATTTTAATTCTAACATATGAATCGTTAACTTCACTATCGATCTTGATTAATTTATTGCCTAGATTTGATCTACCATATATTGATAGACTGCTTTGATTTGGACTTGCTGATACAAGTACTTTTAAAACTTCTTTATTGTTTGTGTCGTAATCCACACTGATTGTGTATTCTGCTGTTGCGAACGTATTCACGTGCCATTGGTCTAAAACCAACCCTTCTTCAACTACTGAATATGGACCATTGTAAGACAGGTTTAACCCGTTCTTCATTAACAGAGTATTTCTGTCACCTTTTCCAAAAAATCTTGATACATCAAACATATAGAATAATCCTTATTATAGTGTATTTACCTAATCTAGAACTATTGTATTACTACTGTATTTTGGGTATTACTGCTTGTTTTTACTGTGTTTAAGCATCTTTTCTACAGACTTGATAACTTTGTCTTCTGACTGATCATCCATAGCCATAATCCCTTCGTTTGTTCTGTCACTGAACTCATCTGAAGTGATTCTTATAGGTGAATATACTCTATCTTCTAATCCAAGATCAATAATGTCGACATTATCTGATTCAGGAAATGATGTGTTTACGGGATATGTAGAACCTATTAATACTGTGGCAGTTCCGTTGAATGCATATGCAATGTGTTGTCCAACTGAGTCGCAACCAACAAAGTGATTTGCTTGTTTTATGACAGCCATCCATATTCTTATGTGTACATTCATTGGTGTTGCCACGGGAGACGACATGTGTTTTTTAAATTCCAATGGGAATTCACTCATCATCATAACTCCATACTTTTTAGATAGTTTTCTTACAATACTCCAAACATTTTTTAGTTCTATACTTCTACCAGTAACATCTGCGATATCTGGCTGTTTGCCTTCTTTCATCTGTTTTTCAGTTAAATTTTCAGGATGAGCACTTCTTCCAAATGGCTGGACCACAACAATTTTGTCTTTGCCTGTTTTGTCTTTTACTTCAGCAATCATTTTTCTTGCCATAAGTAATTCTTCTTTGCTTAATCTTATAGTTGGTTTGGGTAAATCTCTAATGCCTTTGTTGTTGATGGCAATATCGTATGCTTGAGCAAGACTACATTTTTGATTATAATATTCCCAAATTCTGTATGGTTCAGGACTGATTAATTCT